GCAACTGGTATACCTTCATACTCACATGGAGCAACAGGTGTACAATCTACAACTAGAACAGCATCAGGTATGTCAATGCTAATGGGTGCTGCAGCTCTAAGTATCAAAACAGTAATTAAAAATATTGACGACTATTTATTAAAGCCCCTAGGACAATCTTTATTTTATTGGAACATGCAGTTTAATGAAGATGCTCCACATATCAAAGGTGATCTAGAGATTAAAGCTCAAGGCACTTCTTCTTTGATGCAGAAAGAAGTAAGATCTCAAAGACTAATGACATTTATGCAAACAGCAGCTAATCCTGCACTTGCACCATTTGTTAGATGGCATACATGTTTAACTGAAATAGCTAAGTCTTTAGATATTGATCCAGATCAATTAATTAATGATCCAGAGAAAGCTGCGATCTATGCACAAATAATGGGAATGGCAAATGGAAATCAAAACAATACAGCCGCTGCTGGAGGACAAGATCAAATGGGACAGACTGGTCCAGTACCTGCAGGAGCTTCGCCAACAGATCCAACGGGAGCTGGAGGTGGCAACATCGGTACAGGTGATGTACCAATGCCAGGGGAAGCTGGCTTTAGTGCGGCAAATACTCAACCTGGAAGAGGCGAACAAACGTAATAAGGATGGCAATATTTAATCCAAATAGAAAACAAGGTGGAACTATTGAGTTAGTTCGTGATGCTCAAGGTAATTATACTACGAGAGAAGTTGGATTTAATACACTAGCTAGTTTATCTATACCAGATTTTAAAACTACCACAACACCTACAACTACTACAACAGATACTAAAACAGCTACTGATGTTACTGGTGATACAGTAGATACACAAACTCAGATGGCATTTCAAATGCCAGATAGAGATGATAATCAAATGGATACTACAGGTAGTATGTTACAAGAAGCTAGAAAAACTAGTGGCATGTTAGCTGATACTTTTGATTCTCCAGAAATGAGAAGAAGAGATGAGGCAAAAATTACATCACCATTAGATATTCAATCTCCAACAGAAAGAGTATTTAATAGACCTAACATGAGAGAGGTTGCTGGTGATAGGCGAATGACAGCAGAGGAAGCTGCACCACAAGAAAATATATTATCAGATGTTTCTTTAAAAGATCCAGCAGTTACTTCTGCTAATGTTCAAAGAGGAGTAGTTGAAGCACCAGGTATTAACTTTGATTTTTTAAAAGGTGATAGATTTAAACAAGGCACACCATCTACTGATGCAGCTGCTAGAGCTGCTATGACAAGTGATGCTGCAATGCGTGGTGATGCTATGACTCAACAAGAAATACCAGATAGAAATAGAGGACAACTAGGTGTAAGGACAGCTAAACCAGCAGAAACAGCTTTAGACATGGATAGATTTGAAGGTGTATCTAGAATGGGTACACTAGCAGATAAAGATGTTAAAGATGTTAAGCCTGTAAAAAGAAATGCATTAGAAACAGTTAGCACATCTTTAAAATCAGCATTTCAAAATATTAAAACACCTACTATGATGATATTAGATGCTATAACACCAGATATTACAGCTGTTAATAAACATGATACTAGTTATTTTACAGATAGAGGTGATGGTAGAATTGGTGGTAATCCATCAACAGATTTATACGCAGGAATGAATAGAGTATCAGCTTTTGGTAATCTAGAAAAAGCTGGTGAAAAAAGAATTTCAACAAGAGAAAAAACTATTGAAAAAAAGGGATATGGTCCTGGTGATAAATTTTATGATGATACTCAAAAAATGAAAGATCAACAAAGTAGTTATAAATCATCCTTAGATAAAAATGTAACCACAAAAAGAGAGGCTGGTAGAATGAATCAACCAGGTAGTGGTGGAGATACAAGTGGTCGAAGTGGTGGTAAAATAGTTTGTACTATGATGAATGAATCATATGGATTTGGATCATTTAGAAATAAAATATGGTTAAGACATTCTAAAAACTTAGCACCAGAATATCAAATAGGTTATCATAGAATATTTTTACCATTAGTTAAAAAAGCAAAAACAAATAAAGTTCTTAAAAAAATATTAGAACACATTGCTATACATAGAACAATAGATATTAGACAAGAAGAAAGAAATAAAATACATTTATTAGGTAGAGTATATAGAAAAATATTAGAACCAATATGTTATTGGGTAGGTAAGATATAATGGCTATTAAAGATATGAAAGGAACAGTAAGTAAAGGTAGACCTACAATGACTGGTATGATGAATGAAAGACCAGTATCTAAAGCACCAGATATGTCTGGTATAAAAATGCCAACAGAACCAAAGCAAGTTGCACAAAAACCTGCACAACAAAATACACCTAGAGAAGAAGGTTTATTGAATAAAGTACAAAATTTAACAAATGAAGATAAGGCTGTATTAGCTACAGTCCTATCTCCATCTGTTAGTAAAGTCTTAAGTAAGATTGCACCAGACCTAAACCCTCTGTTAACGCAGTTTACTAAAGATGAAGAAAATGTTGTTCTTCCAGTTTCTGTAGTAAAAAATTTTGCTACAAGAAAATATCCTGGAACTGAACAGGAATCAGTACAAAGTTTTGTATCCGATTTAGCTGGACAGATGGAACAAACAACAACTGTGCCACCTGATACACAAATGGTACAGGCTCCAGAATCTGATGTTAATTATGATGCAATAGATTCTGATACAATGTCTGTATAGTATCAGCCCACAAACAATTATGGAATCGAGCTACCCTTATCCATAAGGCACTCAACCAATAGGTAAAAATAATGGAAGAAGAAAAAAAAGTTTCTGAAGAAACTAAACCTACTATACCTAATGCAAATCCTTATAGCAAAATCAGAGAAGAAGATGATGCAGAAACAGAGGCTTTTGCAAAAGGTGAATTAGCTAAGTTTCAAAGGGAACAAAAAGAAAAAGAGGCAACCGCAGCAACCGAACAGAAGGACACCGATGCGTCTGAAGAGACTGCAGAGAAATCAGATCAACAGGCTACTCCTATCGCTGAACGCCCTGCTAAAGCTGAAGATCGTGTTTTTAAGAAACGTTATGACGATTTGAAAAAACACTATGATTCTACAATTAATAAACACAAGGAAGAACTTCAATCTTTGCGTACACAACTAGAGTCAAATACTACACAATTTGTGCCACCTAAATCTAAAGAAGAATTAGAGGCATGGAGAAAAGAGTACCCTGATGTTTATGATATGGTTGAAACCATAGCAATGAACAAAGCAACTACTCAAACTGCAGATCTTGAAAATAAATATAAAAATTTAAAACTCCAACAAGAGCAAATTGCAAAAGAAAAAGCAGAAGTAGAACTTTTAAAAATTCACCCAGATTTTAATGATCTTCGTCAACAAGATGATTTTCATGCTTGGGCTGAACAACAAGATCCTACTATTCAAGGTTGGTTGTATGAAAATACATCTAACTCAAAGTTAGCTGCTAGAGCTATTGATCTATATAAAATGGATCGTGGTTTAAGTAAACTAACTAAAAAAGAAGAAAAGGATGTTAAGAAAGAAGCTGCTAAAGCGATTTCTAAAACTAAAAAAGCTACTGACTCTGATATACCAAAGAAAAAAGTTTGGACAGCAAGTGAGATTTCTAAATTGAAACCTCATGAGTTTGAAAAATTTGAAAAGGAGATTGACCTTGCACGTTTAGAAGGTAGGATTGAACAAGTATAACAATCTAACTAAATAAACAAGGAGAAGCATTATGGCTTTTACAAACGCTAGTGGATATCAGAACCTTGCACAAGGTAATTTTACTCCACAAATCTTTAGTCAGAAAGTTCAGAAGTTCTTCAGAAGAGCATCAGTGGTAGAAGATATAACTAACACTGATTACGCTGGAGAGATCGAAAACTTTGGTGACACAGTAAAGATCATTAAAGAGCCTACAATCACAGTTAAAGATTATGCTAGAGGTCAAACAGTTGATACACAAATATTAGCAGATGACCAAATAACTATGACTGTTGACCAAGGTTCTTATTTTGCTTTTAAAGTTGATGATATTGAAGAAAGACAATCTCATGTAAACTTTGAAGC